ATTAAGTTTATCGCAAGAGACGAAAATACTCATCTTGCTGGTACAACTGTTATGATAAGAAACCTTATTAAAGAAGATAAAGATTTTGCAAAAATCGCTAAGAAATATGAAGCTAATGCAGTCAAACTTTTTGTAGATGTTATTGAACAAGAAAAAG